GTAATGGCGGCAGCAAGCCAGCAGAGATCACTAAAGAAACTGCTAAAAAGATGAGCTTAGCAGAACTCAATGAGCTATTGGCTAAAGAGCCAGAGCTATACAACAAAATATTTAATAATTAATAGGGGGCTATATTATGGCAAACACAGTATTTGAAAATAAGATTATTGAGGCAAAAGCTACAGATTTGCTCACTACTGCGATTAACGCGCGCAATCTTATGACAGTAGACACCACTCTTGCAGAAACAGCAGGAATGACAAAAACAATTAATACTTATACATATGAGGGCACTGCAGAGGAGCTTGCAGCAGGCGCTAAGAACACTAACAGAGGTAAGATTACTTACACTGGTAATGATTACACTGTAAAGCGCGTTCAGCAAGTTTTTGATTATCTGGACGATGATTTTATGAAAGATAATACCATCGTTGATAATATGCTTAAGGGCGCTAATCAAGTAATGGTTAACAAAATGACAGCAGATTTTATTACGGAGGCTGGCAAAGCTTCTCTTGGGCACTCTTTCACTACTTTTGGCTATGATGCTATTGTAGATGGTATTTCCACTCTTAATCTTGAGGACGAAAGCAAGATTTTCCTTGTTATCCCTAATGCTTGGAAAGCTGATCTTCGCAAAGATGCAGACTATGTAGCAGCTAGAATGGGTGAAGTAGTTTACACAGGACAAGTAGGCACTGTATGCGGTATTCCAGTGATCTGCACTAAAGCACTTGATGAGGTTAACAACGGCTTTGTTATGACAGCAGAAGCAGTTAAGCTCTTTATGAAGAAAGATGTTGAAGTAGAGCAAGACAGAGATAAAGAGGCAAAGCAGAATACAGTTATTCTTTCAACTTATTACATCTGCGCTCTTGTAGATGCTACTAAGATTTGCCGCCTTTATCCTCAAGCCTAATTAACTATCTTCTATAGTGGGGATAGAGCTGATCTATCCCCCAGATAAAAAATAGGGGGTATTTGATAATGATTGAAGAAATCAAATTAATGCTAGGGGGCGCGGCTTCTAATTTTAGTGATGAGCTAATAGGCTTATGCGCAAAGCAAGCTTTGGCAGAAGTAGAAACCTATTGCCGCAGGGCGCTAGATTATGAGCTAGAAATATGCGCGCAAAGAATAGCTATTATAAAGCTAAATAGAATAGGCAGTGAAGGGTTAGCTTCTCAAGGATATAGCGGAGTTAGTGAAAGCTATATAGATGGATACCCAGCAGAAGTATTAGCAGTGCTTAATAGGAAGCGCAAAATTAAGGTGGTGTAAGCTTTGATTAGTGCGGATATGAGATTATACAACTATTTTACTATTGGTGCTGCAGATAGCTATGGGCAGCCGCAAATGCCAGCCGCAGATGCAGAGCCAGAAGGCACAATAAAAATGGCTATAAATGCTTCTTCTTTAACTATACAAGACAATATAAAGTATAAAGATTTTGATTATATAGGACTTACACGCGCTGAGGTTAAAGATACTTATATCATAGATTACAATGGAGAGCGCTTAAAGGTTTTATATGTCAATGCTTTTGGAAGGCTTAAACAAGTCTTTATGAAGGCTATATGAGTATAAAGTTTGAAGGCTTAGAAGAAGTATTAGCTAGCTTAGAAGGACTTGCAGACACTAGCAACTATGAAGCAGCTTTAAAGAAAGCTTGCGCAATAGTAGAAAGAGATGCAAAGCAGAAAGCGCCAAAAGGCGATGGCGAATTAAGGCGCTCTATAACTAGCAAAGTAGAAACTAATGGCACTGAAATAGAAGGAGTAGTCTTTACTCCTTTAGAGTATGCGCCATATGTAGAATATGGCACTGGCTTATTTGCGGAAGAAGGCGGCAGAAAGGATGTGCCTTGGACTTATAAAGATGATAAGGGAGAATGGCACTCCACTAGCGGTATGAAGCCGCACCCTTATATGCGCCCAGCTCTCTATGAGAACACAGAGCGCATTAAACAGATTTTAAAGGAGGGCATAAGCAATAATGGTTAATTATCATACTATACTTGTTGCTGCTCTTAACACTGTTTTACCTACACACTATGAGATGACTTTACACTCTGGCTTAAATACTCCTTGTATAAGCTATATGGAGTTAAATAACGCAGCCGCAGAGAGTGGCAGTAGCTTAGGCTATAGTCGCATAACATATCAAGTTAAAGTATGGGCAAACAGTATAGATATATTGCAGAAATACGCATTAGAGATAGATAAGGTTTTGCGCCCTCTTGGTTTTACTAGATTATCAAGTGGGGAGCTTTACGATAATCAAAGCTCTATGATGCAAAAAATATTAACTTATGAAGCTTTAGCTTTAGAAAACTATTAAATAATAGGAGGCTATGAACAATGGCAGTAATTAGTAAAGGTATTACTTTATCATATAAGACTGGTAATGAAGGAGAATTTAAGGTATTAGAAAACCTTCAAGAAATCCCAGAGCTTGGTGGCGATGTAGAAGCTATTGAGATTACCACTTTAGCAGATGCAGCGCATATGTATACAGATGGAATTAAAAACTATGGCGATAGCTTAGCTTTTAAATTCCTTTATGAGCAAGCACAGTTTGAAACACTTAATGGCTTAACTGGCGCTCATACTTGGAAGGTAGAGCTTCCAGATGGCGCAAGCTGCAGCTTTGGCGGCACTTGCAGTGTTAAGCTTGATGGAGTAGGAGTTAATGCAGCTCTTACTTACACATTATCTGTAAAGCCTAATAGCGAGATGCTTTGGGCATAAGAAACCCTATAGGGAGTAGTGGAGAGTAACTCTCTCCACTCTCCACTACTAAAACATTAAAGGAGAGTAGAAAACTATGTTATATATAGATTTTTCCGCAAGCGGAAATGAATATAAGCTAAGACTTAATACTAGAGCTTTAGTAGCTTTAGAGAAGCAGCTTGGATGTAATCCATTATCTATCTTTGGTAATGGCGATACTTTACCAACAGTAACAACAATGGTAAATATATTGCACGCAGCTATGCAGCAATACCAGCACAATATTACACTTGAAAAAGCCTATGATATTTTTGATAGCTGGCTTGCCGATGGGCATAGTATGACTGACTTTTTACCAATTATCATAGAGATTTATAAGGCTTCTGGCATTATCAATGCAGAGGATATGGAAAAAAACGCATAAGCGGAGAAGAGGATAATTCTTCTTCTCCATTTTCTTTTAGTAAAGTAGCTTATAAATGGCTGGATATAGCACTAGATGCTGGAATCACAGAGAATGACTTTTGGCTAATGACTTTTGGCGAAGTGAGCAGAGCCATAGAAAGCTACAACCGCAGACTTAAAACAGAAGAAAAGAGAAAAGCTTCCTTCGATTATACCTTAGCCGATCTTATAGGGCGCAGTGTCGCTCGCATTTATAACTCTTCTAATAGTATGCCAACAATAGCAGAAGTTTACCCTTCGCTATTTGAAGTGGAAGAAGTAGAAGAAGCAGTAGCAGAAAAGAGAGATACTTTATCTGCTCTAAGATTTAAACAATTTGCACAAGCCTTTAATAGAAAATATAAGGAGGTGGGCAAGGAAGAATGAACGAACAATTAAAAATAATTATATCAGCAGAAGTGGCGAAGTTTAAAAAAGGTGTTGATGAAGCAGAAAAAGAAGTCAAGTCTTTTAAGGAACAAGTAGCGGATGCTGGTAAAAACATAGAAGAAACTATGAAAAATGCTGGAGCTTCCATAAGCAACCATATTAAAACTGGCGCAAAAGCAGCAGCGGTAGGACTTGCCGCAGTTAGTGCAGCTTTAGTGGGAGCAGCGGTAGGCACAGAAGAATATAGAAAAAATCAAGCTAAATTAGCTACTGCCTTCCAGACTGCTGGAGCAAGCGCAGAAGAAGCAACCAGCACATATAATGATTTATATAGAGTTTTAGGCGATGATGGGCAAGCTACAGAAGCAGCAGCGCACTTAGCGCAGCTTACTACAGAAGAAAAGGCGCTAAACGAATGGACTAATATATGTCAAGGTGTCTATGCTACTTTTGGCGATAGCTTACCGATAGAAGGCTTAACAGAAGCAGCTAACGAAACCGCAAAAGTAGGGCAAGTAACTGGCGGCTTAGCCGATGCCCTAAATTGGGCTGGAGTTAGTGAAGATGCCTTTAATGAGAAGTTAGCAGCTTGTAATAGCGAAGCAGAGCGAGAAAAGCTTATAAGAGATACCCTTAATGGAATTTATAGCGAAGCTTCTGCTAACTATGAGAAAAACGCAGCAGACACTTTAGCACAGAATGAAGCGCAAGCTAAGCTAACTGCTTCTCTTGCTAGAGTAGGAGAAGCTATAGCGCCAGTTATTACTCTCTTTACACAATTTGCAGCAGATGCTTTAGAGAGAGTAGCACCAGTAGTGGAGAAGTTAGCACAGAAGCTTATACCAGTTTTAAGTAAAGTGCTACAGACTGCCGCAAGCTGGACTAGTAAGATTATTGGCTTTGTAGTCGATAACTGGGGAATTATCGCAGCTATTGCTGGAGTTATAGCTGGTATTTGTGCAGCTATTGGTATTTATAACACAGTAACCGCAATTAAAGCAGCGATGGATGCAGCGCAAGTAACTACAGTCTGGGGATTAGTAGCAGCTCATATTGCGCAAGCAGCAGCAGCTATGGCAGCCTTAGCGCCATATTTGTTAATTGTAGCAGCTATTGCCGCAGTAATTGCTATTATTGTGCTTTGCGTTAAATACTGGGATGAAATAGTAGCAGCAGTTAAAAAGGCTATAGCAGCTATAGTCAATGTGCTTAAGGATATTGGCAACTGGATAAATGAGAATGTAATACAACCAATAGTAGGCTTCTTTAGCGGACTTTGGGAAGGACTTAAAAATGGTTTTAAGGCTGCTTGGGATTTTATTAAAGGAATATGGAATACAGTAGCCAGCTTCTTTAATGACTATATTATACAACCTATAGCTAACTTCTTTAGCGGTATGTGGAATGGCTTAAAGAATGGAGCTAAGGCAGCTTGGGAAGGCATTAAAAGTGTTTTCTCTGGCTTAGCCAACTTCTTTAAAAATATCTTCTCTAATGCTTGGGAAGGTGTTAAAAAGGTTTTCTCCACTGGCGGTAAAGTATTTAAGGGTATTGGCGAAGGTATTTTAAGTGTATTTAAGACTGTAGTTAATGCGCTGATCAAAGGTATTAACACTGTAGTTAGCTTACCCTTCAAAGGTTTAAATACAATACTTGATAAAATTAGTGGCTTAAAAATACTTAGTGTGCGCCCCTTTAAATGGCTTACTTGGCGTGCCCCAGTGCCGCAAATACCATATTTGGCTAAGGGCGGTATTATTGATAGCGCAACTATAGCGATGGTGGGCGAGCAAGGTAAAGAAGCAGTAGTGCCTTTAGAGAATAACTTAGGCTGGCTGGATAAATTATCTGGTATGCTTGCCGAAAGAATGGGAATGGCTAACACTCCTATTAAGCTTTATGTAGATAAGAAAGTATTAGCCGAAAGCAGCATAAGCGGTATAAATGATTTAACAAGGCAGACTGGCAGCTTGCCACTAGTTTTAGTGTAAGGAGGTAGTAACAATGGCATATTTCAAAATAAATGATATTGACTACTCAATGTATGTTAATAGCTTAAAAATAGATGAAAGTGTAACCTACAATGCACAAACTAACGCAGCTGGGGACACTGTAGCAGACTATGTAAACAGAAAGCGCAATATAGAAGTAGGCATTATTCCACTTAATGCTGCTACTATGGCTTCACTGTTAGCAGCTATAGATGCTTTTAATGTTAATATTACCTTCTTAAACCCTAAGACTAATGCACTAGAAGAAGCTAGCTGCATTATACCTAGCGAGAGCGCAGAGTATTACACAATACAAGCAGACAATGTAAGGCTTAAGGCTTTACAGTTAAAATTTATAGAATTATAAGGAGTGTAAGTAAATGATAAATGCAACTATGAGTAACACTCCAATTAGAGTAATTAGAGCTAGGGTAGAGCTATATAATGGCGCTGCCCTAGCAGCTACCTATAGCTATAATGATGCCTTAAAAAGCATAGAAGTAGAAAGGGTAGGAGAAGAGAGTAAGTTTTTTGGTTTTGGTGTTTGCCAAAAGGTAAACATAAAGCTTAGAGATATAGAGCGCACTATAGATATAGATACTAGCAATAGCTTTAAAATCTACTTTACTTCTGGCGCAGAAGATTATGTAAAGTGCTGCCCCACTTTTTATGTAACAGAAGTAAATAGAGATGAAAATACTAATGAGCTTAGTATAACTGCCTATGATGCTTTATATTTTGCGCAGAGCAAGACTTTAGAAGAAATTGATATGGAAGCTCCATATACTTTGCGAAGCTTTATAGAGCGAATTTGCGGAAATATGGCAGCTTCTTTAATTACTATTGGTATAGATGATGGTAGCTTCAATTTAGAATTTGCGGATGGCGCAAACTTAGAAGGCAGCGAAACCCTAAGAGAAGTTTTAGATGATGCAGCCGAAGCTACACAGTCAATTTATTATATCAATGAAGAAGAAAATATAGTCTTTAAAAGATTAGATATTAGCGGATCTGCAGCTTTGGTAATTAGTAAAGCAGATTATTTTACCTTAAATAGTAAGACTAACCGCAGACTAGCTACTATAGTTAATGCTACAGAGCTTGGAGATAATATAAGCTCTAGCACTACCATAGCTGGCTCTACTCAATATATTAGAGATAATAGCTTTTGGACTTTGCGAGAAGATATAGCGGAGTTAGTAGAAAAAGCTATAACCTCAGTGGGCGGCTTATCTATTAACCAGTTTGACTGCTCTTGGAGGGGTAATTATTTACTGGATATTGGAGATAAGATAGAGCTAGTAACGAAAGACAATAGCAGCGCCTTTAGCTATGTTATAAATGATAAATTTAGTTATAATGGCGGCTTCTCGCAGCAGACTAGCTGGAGCTATGCAGAAAACGAAAACGAAACAGAAAGCAACCCTAATACACTAGGCGAAGCTTTAAAGCAGACTTTCGCAAAAGTAGATAAAGCTAACAAGCAGATAGATATAGTAACTAGTGAAATAGAAAATACTAATGCTAATATAGCTTCTTTGCAGCTTAATACTGATAGCATTAGCGCTATAGTAACTAAGATGGAGGAAGATAACCACACTGCGCTAGAGGATATGAGCGAAAATATTGCTACTTTAACTTCTAAGGTGGATGCGCAAATAACCGCAGAAGATGTAACATTAGCAATACAAACAGAGCTGGATAATGGAGTAGGCAAAGTAGTAACAAATACAGGCTTTACTTTTAATGATGAAGGCTTAACAGTAGAGAAAACCAATAGCGAAATGAAAACTACCATAACAGAGGATGGTATGACTGTATATAAAAATGATGAAGCAGTATTAACCGCAAACAATAAGGGAGTAACCGCAATAGACTTGCACGCACAAACCTATTTAATAGTGGGAAGTAATAGCCGATTTGAAAACTATGGCGATAACAGAACTGGCTGCTTCTGGATAGGAGGTAGCTTTTAATGGCATTAAGCGGTAGCTTTACTGGCAGCACTAGTAATGACTATGTGCAGCCGAAAATCACTTGGAGTGCTACACAAAGTGTTGAAGGCAACTATAGCGATGTAACCGCCACTCTAACCTATAGCCGCACTAATAGTGGATATACTACTAGCGGTAACTGGAGCGGCAGTATTACTATAGGCGGACTTAAAACTAGCGGCTCTAAACAGATAACTATAACACAAAATAGTAACACTGTAGCATTAACTGCTACACAGAGAATGTATCACAATGCAGATGGTAGCAGAACACTTACTATCTCTGCTTCTGGTAGTGTAGGTAATGGCTCTGTATTTAGTAATACTAAATGTAGTGCTTCTATAACATTAGACACAATACCCAGAGCAGCCACACTAACTTCAGCGCCTAATTTTACTGATGATGACAACCCCACTATATATTATAATAACCCAGCTGGGGGAATGGCTGAATATTTAGAAGCTTGTATTAGCTTCAATGGTGCATATGATGATATAGCCTATAGAGATATTAGCAAAACTAGTAACTATTATACTTTTAACTTTACTGATGAAGAGAGAGCAAAGCTTAGAGCTGCAGTAACTGGCAGCAATAGTAGAACAGTGTTTTTCTATGTAGCTACTACAGTAGGCGGCACTATCTACTATAGCTCTTTGCAGAAAACTTTAACTATAGTAAATGGAGAGCCAGTATTAACACCTACTGTAAAGGACACTGGCGGCACTTCTGTTCCTTTGACTGGAGATAATACAAAAGTTATTAAAGGCTTTAACTATATGAATTATAGTATAAATGCCAAAGCGCAAAAAGGCGCTAGAATTGTAAGCCAAAAAATAGTGTGTGGAGGTAAGAGCAGCACAACCGCAACTGGCGGCTTAGATAATGTAGAAAGCGGCACATTTGTATTTAGTGCTACTGATAATAGAGGTAATACTACCACTAAAACTATTAACTTAACTCTAATAGATTATGTTAAAAATACTACTAACTTAACTGTAAAAGCTCCTACAACTACTGGAGATATGGAATTTACAGTTAGCGGTAACTGTTATATTGGCTCTTTTGGAGCTACTGAAAATGATTTTAAAGTCTACTATAGATATAAAACCAATAGCGAAGAGTATGGAGAATGGCAGTTAGTAGATTTAACAGATAGTATAAGCGAAAATAAATATGAGAAAACAATAGTAATAAGTGATTTGGACTATCGCAACTCTTACACAGTAGAAGCCTACTCCATAGATAAAACTTATAATGCTATTTACACTGATCCAATAACAGTAAAAGCCACTCCAGTTTTTGACTGGAGCGCAGAAGATTTTGCAGTCAATGTGCCTATGGCTATACAAGGGCAGCCAGTAGCTGATTTTGTAATAGAAGAAGGCACAAATGGAATATGGCGCTATAGGATATGGAATAGCGGACTTGCGGAGTGCTGGGGAATTTATACTGCTTCTGGAGTTAATGCAGCAGCCACTAACTATAATGGCTTCTATTATAGCTCTAGTATTAGTGTAGATTTTCCATTTACCTTTGCTGGCACTCCAGTAGTGCAAGTTAATGGCGGTAGTAGCTCTCATATGAACTTTGTAAGGACTTTTGGGCATAACGCAGAAAGGGCGCTTTTTGTAGTAGTAGGTTTGGCTAATGTTACAAATACTTCTATTACTGTAGATATAAGCGCAAAGGGAGTAGTATATGGATATAACAATGATAACTGAGCTTATAGCTTCTCTTGGCTTCCCTATAGCAGCAGTGCTTGCTATGGGATGGTTTATATATAAGATATATAAAAAGAGCGAAGATAGAGAAGTAATGCTAATGGAAGAAATAAAAGAAAATAGAGAAATAAATGCAAAAGCTATAGAAACAATAGCTTTATATGCAGAGCGCTTAACTCATATTGAAGATAATATTACAGAGATTAAAGATAATATTGTCTTAATTGAGCAGAAGATACAATAAATATAAGGAGCTACTTAACTGTAGCTCCTTTATATTATTTGCGGATTAGCCGCAACTGGACTTTCCGCTTGTTCTATGATAATATGCACTATAGAAAGGGAGTGCTATATGTCGGTTATTCGTGTTAATAAGACTAGCAATTATACAGTATTAAGTAATTATCATTTTAAAGAAAAGGGAATGAGCTTAAAGGCAAAAGGCTTACTAAGTTTAATGCTTAGCTTGCCAGATGACTGGAATTACAGTATTTCTGGCTTAGTAAGACTTTCTAAGGATGGTAAAGATAGTGTAATGTCTGCGCTGGCAGAGTTAGAAGCTTTTGGATATTTAACAAGGAATAAGCTTACCAATAGTAAAGGACAATTTAGCGGAGTAGAGTATAATATTTTTGAGCAGCCGCAACTGGAAAACCCTATAGCGGATAAACAGAAAGCGGAAGAACAGAAAGCGGATAAGCGGTATGCGGAAGAGCCGCCGCAATTAAATACTAATAAATTAAATACTAATAATAATAAAATAACTAATGAATTAAACCCTAAAGGGAAAAACTATTTAGAGTTAGAAGAGTATGAAGATATTTTAAAAGATATAGTAAATGTAGAATTAAGAAACCTATACA